TCCGCTCGCCGTCGGCCAGCGCTACCCGCAAGGTCGCATGGATGCGCTGGACCGTCGCCGGGGTCAGGCCAGCGGCGGATAGCTGGCTGATCATCTTCTGAATGTGGCCGGTGCTCAGGGCGGCCAGGGTCAAACGGCCGAGGGCGGGGGTCAGGTGGTCCCGCACGTGCTGGGCGTAACCCTCTAGGGTCCGCTCCCTGACCTTGCCCAGGGCGGCGGAGTTCTCGAGCCAGCCGGCCAGATACTCGGCCACCGTCACGCGGTCGGCGCGCATGTCCAGGCCGGCGGCGGCCCGCCGCCTCAAATCCTCAAGGAGCTTCCAAGCCTCGCCAGCCGTGGCCGCGTAGCGGGTCACGCGGCGCCCGTCCACCGTCAGGCGGGCTTGCCATCGGCCTGAGCCGCGATGCAAGGACACTCCGCCGTGCTTGTTCGGTCTCTTGGCCATGCTGAACCCCTTTCCGGCGGCCAGCACGGCCGCCTATCAAAGTTCCAACCGTCCTTGACTGCCGGGCGCATCTTGCGCCCGTCGTGCCCGTTGGTGCGTCACGTTGGTATGCTCGGCCGCGGGAAACTGAATGCTCCGCCCTGCCAGTAGGTCAGCAACGGTCAGCAGTTGAATCCGCGGGTAGCTCTTGCGATCCCAAGGCGACACGTAGAGGCCCGCGCTTGCGGCTTCGGCTCGCATGGGGCCCGTCGCCTCGTTCATGGATATCAGGACTCCTATCTGTGCGTTCTCACGGTTGACAACCCCTACCAAGTCGCGCACATAGGATGCTTGGACCTTGCCGGCCTTCACTGAGAAGATGATCTGCTTTGTGTCGCCGGTGGGCTCATCATGGAAGAACAGGCGGCCGTCTATGCCCTGATCCGCCCCCTTCTTCTGTTCGGCGGGCCGGGCGCCGACAAGGCCGAGGGCCCACCACTGGAATTGATAGGGGTCTGACTCCGCCAACTCGGCCGCGTCTTCGGCCGTGGTGGGCTCGCCTATCACGCGGAACTTAGCCGCGTCGCCGAACATGTCACGTAGCCGCTTGCGCATGAGGCCGATGGCAAGATGCGTGATGTCGATACCGATCCACTGCCTGCCGAGTTTCTGAGCGGCGGCAACCGTTGTCCCGCATCCACAGAAGGGATCAAGGACCACGTCGCCGGGGTTGCTGCTGGCTTGGATGATGCGCTCGAGTAGGGCAAGGGGCTTCTGGGTTGGGTAGCCTAGGGCCTCCCTCGCCTGCGAGTTGATCGGTGGTAAGTCCGCCCACAGATCGGGCAGGGTTGCCCCCTCTGCCATTTCTGCATACCACTTCAACCGCGGAAAGCCACTGCCCCTACTCGGCCAGTAAATCCAGCCGGCCGCGTCAAGCCTTTCAAGGGTTTCCTGCACGGTTGTGCGTTCGATTCCGGCCGCCGCAAGAACCTTGCCCGGTACTGCCCAGTGCCTACCAAGGCGTGTTGGATCAAAGTCGCGCCAGGGCTGCCCACTATCGCCCCCAGCCACCCCTGGACCGGTAAGGCTTATATCCTGAAAGCGTCGTCCCGTTGTCGGGTCGACAAAGCGGAACTTTGTTTCGATATAGGCACTGCCAATAGACGCTCGAGGATCAGTCCAAGTATGCCCCGATGACCTGGTGAAGAAAAGCAAGACGTCATGGATACGCGCATACCTGCCAGCCGATCCGTGGGCGCCGGTCCGTTTCCAAACTATCTCGTTAAGGTAGTGTTCAGGGCCAAACACAGCATCCATGAGCACCTTCAGATAGTGGCTCGCCGTAGGGTCACAGTGCAGATAGATGCTTCCTGTGGGCTTCAACACGCGGCGGAGTTCAACAAGACGCGGCGCCATCATGGCCAGGTAGGCCAGCATATCGCCTTCGCCGATCAGGGTCCGGAAGGCGCGCAACGCATCGCCGGCCCCGCCCCCCGCTTGGACCGTTTCGAAGTAGGCCCGGCCGGCGGCTTCATCCCAATGCCAAGTATCGTCAAAGGCCTTGATTTGGGCCGCCGACTTGGCCCCGCCCTTGCCGCCGAACAAGACGTTGTAGGTGGCACTGGAATTGAAGGGCGGGTCAAGGTAGATCAAGTCTACCGATTCATCTTTCACGTAGCGCCGCAGAATGTCCAGGTTGTCGCCGTAGTAGAGGGTATTCATGGCATGCCTTCCGGTCCGGGGCGGGGTGGCATGCGGGATTCTATCGGCGCTTCGGTCCCCTTGTCCAGGCCGGCGGCCAGGGCGCCCGGCTGGGCAACCCCGGCCACCGGCGGGCGGCTGGGCATGGGCGGCCGCGGTCAGGCCGCGGCGGCGAGTTCGGCGGGTTGGGCGCTGGCCGGCCAGGTGGTGAGCATCGGCCGGATGGCATCGGCCCCCGTGGGCAGCGCGCCGACGGCAGCACGGGCTACCAGGTAGGGGCCAGGGTCCGGGGCGAGTTCGGCGGCGAGGGGTGTGCTAAAACTTGCACTCGCCGTAGGGGTCTCAGTAGCCGGAACATTGGTCGGTTCATTGTCAGCTTCTCCCGGCCGTGCTCGGCCTCAAGGAAAGCGGCAGCGCCTCCCGGCGACCGCCTTGAATTGATGGCGGGATTCCGTAGCCTTCGCCAGCCATCTGGAAACGCCCTTGAATTTCAAGCGCCGATCCGTGTCCGCTGGGCCGGCCTTGTCTATCAGGCCGCCACCCGTGCCTTCAGCCCGCTGCCCGCCCGGAACACCGGCCGCCGGTGGGCCGGGACCGCCACGGGGGCGCCGGTCTGCGGGTTGTGGGCGGTGCGGGCCGGCACCTGCCGGGCCTCGAAGGTGCCGAAGCCCATGAGGGCCACGTCGCCGCCGGCGGCCAGCTCATCCGCGATGAGTCCATCCGGGGCGAAGAGGGCGGTCACGATCTCCGCCGCCTGCGCCTTGGTGCTGTCCATGCGCTCGGCCAAACGAGCGACCAGCTGTTCCTTGTTCATGGGGTTGCTCCTTGGGAATAGGTCGAACTGAACAAATTGCAGTTTTTTTGCAGGGAGGGCGGGGGCAGCCAGCCGGCCACCCCCGCCCCATGTAATCGGATCAGGCCTTGAGCCCGGCAGCGTCCAGCAGGTCGTGGAGCGTCTTGCCGCCGCCCCAGGCCCAGGTGAAGACCGCGCCGCCGTAGGCCAGCAGGGCCGCCACGAAGGCGCCGACCGCATCCGGGTCCAGGGGGTTGGCCGGGGTCGCCGGCAGGTCAAAGGGGACCGGGGCCTGGCCGAACAGCACCAGGCCGCCCACGATGGTCAGGCACACGGCGCGGTAGAGCGCCCGCTTCTGGTCACCGGAGAGGCTGCCGCCCATGCGGACGATCAGCTCGGTGAGGCCGAAGGCGATGACCGGCAGAGCGCCGATCAGCCAGCCCGGGATCGGGAGTTCGGGAGCCACCGCCTGGAGCAGCCAGACAGCCGGGGCGAGCACCGTCTGAGCTAGCTGTACCAGCCAGGCGGCCGGAACGAAGGACAGGGTGGGGGTGATAGCGATGGTGAGCATGGGGTCTCTCCTTGTTGCTCGGGTTCTGCTGACCGGGCGGGATGCCCGGATCGGTCACGCTGGTATAGATCGGGGGTCCAGACTGCATTGACCGCGGGGGCCAATGCAGTTCGGGGCCCAAACTGCACTACCTTCCGTCGCGGCGCCGGATGGCGTCGAGGGTGTACTGCCGCCCCACGAAGGCGGCTTCAGCGGCCAAGCCCTCCCGCTCCAGGATGCGGGTGGCCTCCTCCAGCGCCCACGCCACCTTGCCCATGTCTGGCTTGCCGGTGACGGGGGCGGGCTTCGTGGGTGGCGCTCCTGCCAGCTCACGGACCAGCGGCAGGAGGTTGCCGCCAGGGCAGGCGGTGGCCTGGCCCGGCAGCTCGCCGTGGCCCTTGACGCCCAGCCGGCGGCCCAGGGCGGCTTGCGCCCATGCCTGGATCGCGCCCACGGTCAGGCGCAGGGCCTCGGCATCGGAATCGTCCAGGCGTTCGGTGGTGTAATCGCCAGCCACGCAGACGCAGATCACCCGCGGGTTGAGGTCCGCCACGCAGGCCCTGGCCGTGGTCATGTCGCCAACGTAGTGGACGCGCCCGCCCTGGATTAGCAGGTGGTAGCCGATGCCCGACCACTGTCGCTGTGGCCCGGTGTGGAAGTCGTAGACCTGGCGGGGCGTCTGGCTCTTCGGCCCCGCCGTGTGGTGGACGGCGATGGTGTCGATAGCCCCCAAGAGCCGCCCGCCGAACTTGCCGTAGCGGGGGCTGGTCACGTCGGGCAGGGTTGCCCGCTGGTCTACCAGCCGCGCGCCCAGGTGGCGCACCAGGACGCCGTAGAAGTCGATAGGCTTCACGTCCACGGGGGGTACCTCCTTGGGGGGCTGGGGGGCCGCCACGTCCGGCAGCCGCCGCATCTCGTTCGTCATCCGCTCTAGCATCCGGTCATCGGTGGCCAGGTTGAAGCCGCCCCATTGCGGGTCCTGCGCCCCGAATCCGAAGTCGACCCAGCCGACCACCCGATCCCCGTCCTCGGCCAGGCGCCGGGCGTAGCGGGCCGCCTGGGTGGCGTAGTCGCCGACCTCGGGCGGGTGCAGGTGGGTCGCGGCCTTGTAGCCGCGCGTCTTGTCGGGGACATGCGGGGTGAGGTCGTCGATCCCCGCCTCGGTAATGACGATCTTGGGCATCGGGACCATCGCCCGGTGCGCCCAGTCCAGGTCCCGGCGGTAGCGCAGGCAGAAGTAGCCCCGGGCCGCCTTCCCGTCGCCCACCACCCCCATGTCCATCCCTAGCCGCCCGCCGCCGTACTCGTGCTTGGCCAACAGGTGCCCGCGCTTCGCCGCGTACTCCAGCGCGGGGCGGTAGAGGTGCCAATCGTCCAGGTCGGGCATCCCGACCGAGAAGCACCCGACAACTCCGATCTTCCCCAGCCGCTCGGCCAGCTTCATCCCCTCGATGTCGAGCTGCGCCTTGCGGGCCAGCTCGGCGCCGGCCTGGTGGGCCTCGTTGTGGCTGACCTCGATAGCCCGGACGGCGGAGCCGCGGGCGGCGCGCTCAATGTCCCGCAGGTACTCGTCGAAGCGACCAAGGTCTTGATCCTCCCGGTAGACGCGGAGGATCGTCAGGCCGCCGTAGCCGTTGACCAGGTTGACCAGGGTCACGGGGGCATCGTCCAAGAACTTGACCACGGGCGGACGGACAGCGCGGATGTAGGCCTCCGCCCTGTCGTAGGCGCCCTGGATGTGCAGACCCATCCTCATAGCCGGACTCCTTCCGCACGGGCGACGATCCCGCCCTGACGCTTCGAGTAGTAGATGTGGAGCCACACCGCGCCCTGCGGCTTGAGCGGCTTGCCGGTCTCGGTGTGCCACCCCATGCCGCGCCGCCCCTCGTCCTTGTAGGGGCCAGCGCAGATCTGGGGGACCGTGCGAGAGACAAGCCGGCCGTCCACCACCGTCTCCACCACGGCGTCGATCCACCACTTCTCGTGAATGTGACCCTGGAGGTAGGCGTCGCAATCGGTTGCAGCGCGCTGGCGCTGGGCCCCGATGGCTCCCACCGTAACCGGGCCACCCCCACCCCACCCGTGGTGGTAGCGGATGCGGAACGGGTGGACCGTGCCGTCGGGGAAGGCGAGGTCCAGGACGTACCACCCCGCATAGGCCCCGAGCTGCACATGCTGCCCCCCCGGGGCCCGTTGCAGCTCGCGATGGAAGCGCCGGAGGATGTCGGTCTCGGTGTAGCTGGCAACCTTTGATTCGTGGTTGCCGTAGGTGAGGAGAGACAGGTGCGGCGCAAATGGGGCGTACCAGGCGGCCGCGTCCTCCACGATGGCGTCCAGGTAGCCGTCCACCAGATACTCTGGCCGGAGGTCAACCTTCGAGGCCCGCCGGTCCATCCTCCCCTGCATGGCGCAGAAGATGTCTCCGATGGCGACGACCTCCGCCTTGCGCTCTGCCGCTTGTTCGAGCTGGTAGCGCAGGAGGTCGCGGTTGCAATCAACGTGATCGACGTGGTGGTCCGCGGTAACCATGATCGTGTGCTCCCACCCGTCCACCCGCTCAGCCTGGACCGTTCGGCTCAGCACGTTGGACCCGCCAGCCCGCTCGGGCACAGCACCCCCAGGGCTCGGGCTCTCCGCGGTCGACCACTCCAACAGCGCGCTGTCGCCCTCTGGCTCGACGGCCCCGCGTTCGACAGCCACGCGGTAGCGCCGGACACGTTTCTGTAGGGCGTCCGTGCTCAAGCCAAGCTGGGTCGCAACGCTCCGCAGGGGCACGCCTTGATCCAACAAGCGCACCGCCTCGGCTGTGCCGGGAGCAAACACGGAGGGGTACATCATGCCCTCATGCCTCCCTCGCGCGCGCCCGCCCGCGGGATATTACCGTAGGAGCGGGCACAACCGGGGTGGCCGGCTCGGTTCCCAGGTGGCGCTCTACCAGCTCCAGCCGGTGGGTCAGGTTCCCGAGGGCGGTGTTGGTAGCGTGCATGTGGCGCTGGACCTCCTCCATCGCCGCCGCCACCCGCTCCAGGCTGGCCGCCTGGCGGGTCATCGACTCGGTGTGCTGATCGAGCACCTTCTGGAGGATCGCCGCCAGGCTGTCGTCGTGGCGGGCCCCCCGAGCGGAGCGCGACTCCATCCCGCTCTTCAGGAGCTGGGCACCTTGCATGACCACGACAGCCAACAAGGCGAGAGGCGTTAGGTTCTGAGGGTTTTGCAGTACGGTATCCAAGATCAGCCCTCCAAACGAGATTGCGGGCGCTGGGCCCGTCGGGTACGATGGTTCATCCGCGGGTGCTCACGAAGCGCGATCCGGCGCCGAAGCCGCCGCGCTGCCCCAGAGGCAGCTCGCGGGCTGCCCGGTCACGCGAGGGCAGGGGGTTGCCCAGGACAACCACCAGGGAGCGCTTGGCGCCCTGTTGCTGATACTTGGCCCCCACCACCAGACGCTCCGCCTCCAGGCCCCACGCCTCCGAGCGCGTCCGGACCAGTGACCCAATCCCATAGTCGACGTTGAACTGCATGCCGCGTTGGTCCGCTGCTGCGATCTCGAAGGCCATCGTCGGGTTCGCCTGGAGCGAAAGCTGGAATGCGATCTCATCCGCAAGCGCGGTCGCGCTCTGGTCCGGGGCGTTATAGTTGCCCTCTGACACGCCGTCATCCGCGATCGCGCTGGAGTCGGACAACCACACCGCTTGATCGTCTTGCTGGTAGCCGCTGCCGGCGTTGCCGGTCTTGCCCTTCATCTTGAGGACCGTTTCTCGCGTCTCATGATCAAGGTCCTGGCTCCATTCTGAGGCGGTCACGAAGCGCGACGACAGGATCACGTTGTCCGTTTGGTCGTCGACCTGGTAGCCGTCCCGAACGGTGATGAGCCACGTCCCCGCGGATGTCTCCTCGAAGTCGAAGCCGCAGTCGCCCTGCTCCGCCATCGCGAGCGCTGCGTCTAGGACGTTGCGTCCGTCCGACACTTCCGCGTTGAGCGTGGTTGAGGATGTCCCGAGCGACGTTGCGCAGGTTGCTGCCCAGGAGGGACCGAAGTCGTCGCGCGAGACCCCGAAGGGGTAGCTTGTGGGGGTCAAGGGTGACCCGCTGAACCCATGGTTGATCAGGAGCGCTGCAATCGCTGCGTCTGCCGGGCCGGTCAGGCCGCCCGTGTTGGACGAGTCCGCCTTCGTGCCGTTCTCGGTCAGGACGAGGCGACGCTTGCACAGATGCTCGAAGAAGTGGCGCTTGCAGGAGAAGCGGATCGCGCGCCCGTTCCTGCGCTGGATGCGCCGGACTTGGCTCACGGGACCCGACCACAAGGGCGTCGTCATGTCGCGCACGTAGAGGTCGAACGACATCCGCCCTGCGTAGTCCGGGTTTTCGATATCGAGCAAGGAGTTGTCGAGCCAAGGCTCAACTGTCAGGACCTCGACATCGAAGGACCCGGTCGGGTGCTTGCCGCGGTCGCACGACACGCTCACGGGCGCCACGATGGGCCACGCGCGCCCGCGGGTTCGGTCCCGAATCCACAGGCGCACGTCGTCCTGCCCGAGGCCCGTTGAGGCGGTAGTGGGGGCGCTCGCCCCACCACCGCCCCCACCCGCGCCGCCGAGCGGTAGCGCCCGAGAAGGCCCACCGCGAGCGGGGAGCCCCCTGGACGGAACGCCAACCCAGCTCATCAGCTCACGTCCGTCGTTACTGCGGAGCGGTTACCATCGCTGTCTACCGTCATGACGATGCGATCCTTGGTATCCCCAGAGTCGCGGAAAGTGACCGTAGTCGTTGCCCCTCCCGTGGCCTTGCCGGATGCGAAGGCGATCAGGAGCCGCAGCACCTGGCGCATGGTCAGAGTTCCCTCTACCACCTCGTCCAGAATCTCATCGACCGCATCCGCCGCCAAGGCATCCGCGTCGATGGCCCCTGTGGCAATGGCTGCCGCCGTGATGCTGCTGTTGGCCAGGTCCCCCGCCGCGATGGTGGCCGGCGCCTTGCCACTGGCGACGTTGATCTCGCCCGTCCCGGTCCCCACCTTCACGGTCACAGCGGGGTAGCCGGCCGTCGCGGGGGTGGCGACGGCAGTCCCGTTCCACTGCGTCACGTCGGCGTTGAGCGTGTCGGTGCCGCCCACCAGGGAGTCGTAGACGTTGGCGGGGACCACCAAGAACTCTCGCCAGACGGGCAGGTGCGTGGCCGCGTCGTCGAACTTGGCGATGAGCGGGCCGAGGGTGTTGGTATCCGTTCCGTTCAACTCAACCGCATACCAGCCGTTAGCGTCGTGGGTGATGGCTGTGGCGCTGTTGCGCGCCCCGAAGGCGCCGTTGCCCTTGGACACCTCCACGGTAGGGCTCAGCCCCGTTTCCTCGGTCACGCCGTCCGTCTTGTCCAGCGCGGGGCCCAGACGGATGGTAACGGTCGTGGACTGCTTCAGTAGCGCCGCCATTATTGCGCCCTCCTCATGCGGTAGTGGGCATCGAAGACCGGGACAGCCGTGGCGGTCAGCTCTGCATAGGTGCGGCCGGAGCCGCTGTTGTAGAGCCACGCGATCTCATCAGCGGACAGCGCGCGGCTGTAGAGGCAAACCTCATCCATCAGCCCATCAAAGTATTGGCCGCCCGTCAGGTTGGCCCCGAGGGCAAGGATGCTCGCATTGTCCGCCAGCGTGGTGACTCCGCCGCTACCGCTGGTCGCCGTGTCCGCGTTGACCCCCGCGTAAAGCGTGTCTGCACCATCGTCCCATTTGCCGTAGACGAAGTACCAGGTAGATGCGCTGAGAGCGGAGGCGGTGTGCGCAACATTCAGCGCGGTGCTGTTGCCGCCGACATGGGCGTGGACGTAGAGGCTGCTCGACACCACTTCGATGTAGATGCCGTAGCCGTTGCTGATCGAGACGTTGCCGAACTTGTGAACCAGCCCAGCGCGGAGCGTGGGGGCCGTCTCGATGTTGATCCATCCGGCGATGGTCCAGCTACCGACCAGGGACAGCGCAGCGTCGTCGGCCTTCGACAAGGACTCGCTGTTGTCCCGCTCGAAGTCGGCTGCGTTGCCCTTCTTGCCGGCGGCGTAGAGGACCGTGTTGTTGTCGGTCAGGGTCTCACTGCCGTGCGAGTCTGCCCTGTTTCCGCTGGTCTCATTTAGAGCCCACCAGCTGACCAGGTTCGAAGCCCCAGGGTTGGTCGCCACTAGACCGGCTCCTCAACAGACACGCTGAGAGCCGTGCCGGCTGCCGACCCCGCCGCGATGGCCCCCTCGCGGGCCTCGTCTGCACTGACCGTGATGTCGTGGAGCATGTGCCGGATCAGGTCCCGGTGCAGCACTTGGCCTGCGTACTCCCGCAGCTCAGCCTCGGTCAGGCCCGCCACGTCGGAGCGGACCAGCCCGAGGGCGCCAGCGTTGGCCCGAACGTAGCGGGTCAGGCCGGACAGCGCCAGGGCCTCGGCCTCGGTGCCCGCTGTTGCCGTGATGGACACGTTGATGGAGTAGGTCGCCATGTGTTGCTCCGCGCGTTTGTGGGCTCGCTTGCCCTACGGGGTGTAGCGCTCTCTGCGCCAGTAAAGGGTCACGTTCACGGTGCCCGCGTCGACCTTGAGCTTGAGCGAGTTGTTGCCTCGCTGGAGGCGACAGTCCGCGTCCGCTGCTGAGGCGCCGAAGTGCGCTGCGTTTGTGGTCGTGAGGGCCCAGAGACGAGGATCGTCGCAGTACCAATCGATCACGTCGTCCACCGCCAGACCAGAAGGCGCGGTGACGACAATCTCCTTGCCGGTCGTGTCGTTCTTGATGTAGAGCTTCGTGGGGCTTCCCGTCTTGGCGGTGACAACCGCCTTGAGCCCTACCCGGTCGGTGTGGCCCGTGTTGTTCAGGGTCGCGGGCGAGCTGTAGGAGGTGCCGACGCTTGCGAAGGACTGGCTTTCGGACGTTGCCTTGATCCAGTAGGGGTAGAGGACCTGGAGCCCGATAGGAAGCTCATAGGTGGGGCTGTAGATGTTCTGGGGGTTGTCGCCCTTCAGCTGCCACTCCGGAATCTGGACGATCCGCACCAGGCGCTCGAACGACATGGCGTTGCCGCTGCCGTCGTTGCGGTCGAGGCGGAGCCACCAAGCGGAGTCCGCGGGGTTGAGCGTGCTCAGGAGCGATGCGACCTCGTCGAGCATTTCCCGCGTGATGTCCGCGCCCGTGTCTGCCCCGCCGTAGGCGGTTTCGATCAGGAGCGTGTCTGTCCGCGCGTCCGCAATCGCATCATCGGAGGCCACCAGGACGCCCGACCGCGCGGGGTGGGCAACGAGATCGAGCGGGAAGGTCAGGACGCCGCCGGCCCGGAGGCTTGCGCTCCGCGTGAACGAGCCCGACGTACCCGCGAGGGCGGTGTAGGCGCTTCGCGCGTAGTCGCCCTTGTAGAGGGCCCACGGTGCGCTCATCCTCTGCCGCCCTTTCGCTGGTCGATGACCTTGATGAGGTTATCGAGCGACGCTTGGTCGCGCTGTAGGGCCTCTACCATGATCGGGGCGACGTCACGCTCTCCGACCTTCAGGGTCACGTTGAGGCCGAGCTTGTCGATCGTCGCGCTCGGGATCGTGACGTCCTTGGCCTGGAGCGTCACGGGGCCCGCGGACACTCCGGGCGGGTTGACCGGAAGCCCCGCCCCGCCACCGATGGGCGCGAAACGCGGGTCCGCCCCAGCGATCTTCAGGCCTGCTGCGCCGAAGGCTGCGATGGCCTTGAGTGGGCCTGAGCCTGGCCCAATCGCCCCAACGGGGGCGCGAGTCGGGCGGAGAATTCCCGGGTCGAGTCCTGCCCCGGGGGTGCCGCCTATGTCTGCGATGCCTTGGAGGCTCGATACCAGGAGGGACGCGAGGGTTGCGATCTCGCGAATCTTGGCGGGGTCCGGGGCGGACAGTTCCCGGATGCGCTCCAGGATCGCGACGATGCGCTCATAGGCGGACGCGACGCGGTCAAGCCCCGTGTCGATGTCCTTCGGGACCACGACGCCCCGGAGGCCGTCGATCAGGGCTTGGACGGTGCGCTTCACCCCCTCGGTGATCTGGCGCGCCAGCTCGTCGAGCCGGTTCTTCCGAACACCCGTTTGGAAGGCGCTCCCGAGCTTCGTGTTGATGAGCGGGCTCTTGAGCAAGCGGTCCAGCGACAGGCTATCGAGCACCTTCGCGAGCGCTTCCGCTGCCGGAGCGACGGTGGTCGCCAGGTCGCCCGCGCGCTTCAGGGTTCCCTCTTCTGATTCCAGGGTACGGTAGGCATCGCTCATGAGCCGGACCATCATGACGATCCGGTCCCGGAGCCCTGCCAGGAGCGCGTCGGGCGCGGGGGCGCGCTTGGCAAGCTTCTGCTCCGCGGTTGTCTGCTCCGCGGAGAGTTCGAGCATGAGCTTGTGGACCGACAGGAGGCCGTCGGTGGTGGCCTTCAGGACATCCGAGAAGGCCTTGGTCTCTTGGACGACGGTCTCGCTCGAGCGCCCCGCGTCGACCAGGCCGCGCGCCCACTCGCCTGCTGCGGTTGACCAGGCATCGAGCACGAGGCGCGCGTTGGCGATGAGCTGCTGAATCTGGATCGGGCTCAGGGTCCGGATATCCTCCAGGGCCAGGTCGACGCCCGCCTTGAAGAGATCGAAGGCGCCCTTGGCGAGTTCGGAGAAGAGCTTGGTTTCCTGCCCCGCCTGCTCCAACGTGCGCCCGCTGGCCACGATCCCCGCCACCCAGGCACGCGCTGCTGTGTCGACCGCCCCGACTGCGAGCGAGGCGTTGTCGATCAGGACCTGGAGCTTGGCGGTCTCCAGGACCGCCACGTCGCCCACGGTGAAGCTGGCCGCTTCCTTCAGGGCGGAGAAGGACTCCTTGACTTGGGCGCCCCAGAGCTTGACCCGGTCGGTCAGCTCCTGTAAGCGCTCCCGCGCGGGCTCACCCAGGGCGACGAGCCAGGCCCCTACGCCGTCGCGCACCATCGCTTCGACGAGCGAGGCGTTGTCCAGGGCCTGACGCACGTCGGAGGCGTCCACGATCGCGACGTCGCCCAGGGTGAACTTCGCTGCTTCGGTGGCGATAGAGAGCGCTTCCCTGACCTGTGAGGCCCATGCGGTGAGACGCGCGCGCATCTGCTCGATCTTGCGTTCTGCCCCCGCGCCGAAGGCTGCCTCATAGCTGGCGAAGTACTGCGAGACGTAGTCCTGCACGTTCGCGAGTACCACCACTGCGTTGTCGAGGGCTTGCCGGATACCGCCCGGGTCCGCCTCTTGGACCGCCCCCGTGTCGAGCTTCTTCGAGAGGTCGAAGATCGAGAGCGCTTCCTTGAGGAATGAGCCCCAGTCGGCGACCTGCTGCCGCGCCTTGGCGATCTCGTCCTCCGCGCCCGACCCGAATACCGTATCGTAGGAGGCGAAGAACGAGCGGGTGTAGTCCATGACGTTTGCCAGGACCGTGACCGCGTTGTCGAGGTACTGCCGGAGCGCCCCCGCGTCGAGCGCTTCCGCGTCGCCGGTCGAGGCCTTCTTGGCCAGGTCCAAGATTCCCAGGGTCTCGCGCACCATCGCGCCCCACGACGCGATCTTGGGTTGCACGTCCTCCAGGTACTGCCCCTGGGCTTCCAGGCTTGCCGCGAGCCCGAGCGCGAAGCCCTGCACCGCCTGGCGCGCCTCGTCGAGGCGCCCGAGCAGGTCCCGCATCCGCGCGGGGTCGATGGGCATGGAGGAGGCCAGCGTTTCACCGAGCGCTGAGGCGTCTCGCAGAAGCGCCACGCCCTGAGCGAGGGTCTGGATGAAGCCTTGCACCACCCCCAGGTCCGCAGTGGTGGCGCGGTCGTCTGCGAGCAGGTTGTAGGGCTTGCCGTCGGGGCCCGTGCCCATGAGAAGCGAGCTGAGCATGCTCGACAGGCCCGACACAACCGCCCGCACGTTGTCCAGTACCGCGGGCTCCAGGGGGCGGATGCCCTTCGACTCGCGCGCGAGCGCTACGGTGCGACCGATCAGCCCAAGGCCCTGGTCAAGCGTCGCGGTGAGCGCGGAGACGACGGAGAGGTCTTCCTTGGTGCGGTCGCCGTCGCGGAGCAGGTTGTAGCCTGGCCCGATCAGGAAGCTTGCAAGGGTGCGCTGGACCGTACCCAAGATGTCTTGCACGGTCTGGACTGCGCTCTCGCCGACCCGCGGGGTGCGGGCCAGGTCGCGCGCCATGAGGGACACCTTGGAGATGAGACCGACGCCGCGGTCGAGCGTGTCGATCAGGGTCGCGACGACGCCCAGGTCTTCGCGCGTCCGGTCCCGGTCTTGCAGGAGGTTGTACCCTGGCCCGACAACGAGCCCCGCGAGCGCGTCGCGAGTGCCTTGCAGGATGTCCCGCACGGTCGCAAGCGCGGTGTCTCCGACCCGAGGAGTGCGGGCGAGGCCTTCCGCTGCGCTGCTGACCTTGGTGACCAGGTCAACCGCGCGGTCGAGCGTCGAGGCCAACTCCGACACGACGCCCAGGTTTTCCTTGGTGGTCTCCGTGTCGTCGAGCAGGTTGTAGGTGCCGCCATTGGGTAGGGGCCCCGTGACGAAGCTCTGCATAATCCCCGCGACGGTACCCATGAGCCCACGGATCACCGTCAGGGCGGAGGGCGGGACGGGCGCCACCTGCGCCAGGCGGGCGGAGCCGTCCGCGAGCTTGAGGACCGAATCGGTCCAGGCGCCCACCGCGCCGCCTGCCGCCTGGACGACTTCGACCGCCTCCTTGTCCTTGAAGGGAGCGGACAGGGCGACGCCCTGGTCCCGCACCGTCGTGAGCAGGAGCCCAATCGTCACCATCGCTGCTGCGATCTGGGCCGGCTCGGGGTACTTGACCTTGACGATGCTCTGTAGGAACGTCGAGGCCTTCGTGACGACGTCCAGGGCGCCGCCGAATAGCTTCGTGGTCGCCTCGATCATCTGGGCAGACGAGCCTTCGAGGATGTCCGCCCCGTCCTCCAGGCTCCCCACCTGGGCGAAGAGCTGCCGCCCTGTGTCCTGCAAGCGCTGAAGCGCGACCGCCACGAAGTCGTTGAGGGCGATCAGGCGGGGCTCCCAAACCGCGCGGTCGGGCATCTGGCCTTGTACCAGGTCCCGAATCGCTGCCAAGCCCGCTTGCGCCGCTTCTGCTGCCCGCTTGGCGATGTCGGACATGGTCTTCAGGAGCGAGGGGGCGCTGTCCGCGCCTTCTGCTGCGTCCTTCTCCGCCCCTGCCTTGGCGCCGTCGCGGGCCGCCTTGCCCTTGGCCTTCGAGGCCTTCTCCGCCTGGGCCCGCGCCTGCGCTTCCTGGCGCGCCTTGCCCGCTCCGGAGGTGTAGACCTTCTTTCCGTTCTCGTCGATGTACCAGTCGCCGTTCTTGTCGGAGCCTTGCGACCCGACGTCGAGCTGCTCCTTGTCTCCGCCCCCTCCGCCGCCCCCGCCCCCTCCGCCCAGGCCCGCCACCTGCCCCGCGGGGCCGCCAGCGTCGAGCCCGGGCGCCGCCGCTGCCGCCTCGGCCGCTGCCGCTTGCAGGGAGTCCGCCCCCCCGCCAAAGAGATCGGAGATGAACCCCCGGGCGTCTGCGATCTTGTCGCTGAACCACCCCGAAATCGACCCCAAGGCCCCCCGCACGCCGGACACTACGTCACCCAGGCCGTCCGCGAAGCTTGAACCTATGTTCGAGGCGAAATTGGTGATCGATGAGAGGATGCCTGCGAAGGGCCCCCCGTCCTCGCCTCCGATGCTGCCCAGGACCCCAAAGAGGGCCTGAAACTGCTTGACGATCCAGTTGACCGCCTTGCCTATCAGGCCCGTGAAGGCTCGGAGACCGCGCTGCCCCAGCTCGACGAGCTTTACAAAAAAGTTACTCACCCCGGGCAGGATCGACTCGACCGCGCCCCGGAAGATCGAGATGATGCCGCGCCAGGCGGAGCCGAAAAGCTCACCCATTTTCTGCCAGATTCGGGTAGCTGCCTGCCCCAGCCAGTGAAAGGCTGAGACCACGCCGTTGACCAGGCTGGTTGAGACGCGCGAAACGGTGTTCTTGATCCACGTCCAGGCGGTCGAAAAGAGCGACATCGTCCGCTGCAGCAGGGAGGCCAGGAAGCGCCCCGCTGCCCCAAAATTCGTGGACAGCCAATTGATGAGACGCGCCGCGACGCCGGAGACGGTCGTGGCGATCCAGGACCAGGCCCGGGAGAAATTCGCGCTCACGCGCACCCAGAGGCCAGCCAGCCAGCCGGCCAAGCCGGACCAGGATTCTTGCAGCCAGAGGATGAGACCGTTCGCTGCGCCCGAAACCGCGATCCGGATGTTCTCCCAGATCATGACCAAGCGGTCCCAGAGACCCGACGCCAGATCGACCACCGAGGCAACCCCGCTGGACCACATGCCGGCGAGGGTATCCCAGAGACTCGACGCCTTCTGCGCCACGTCTGACGCCCACCCCTCGACGGTCGCGACGATGGACGAGCGCCATTCCTCGAATCGCGCTGCCAGCTCGTCGAGCTTTGCGAGGGCTTCCGGCCCGAAGATCGCCTCGAAGGCCTGACGGGCGCCCGCGGTCGCGCTCGCGAGGTCGCCCGTGAGAATCCCCTTCAGGTACTGGACATAGCCCCCGAAGGCCTCACGCCCGCGATCCAGGGCACTTGCTGCGCCGCTCCCGAAGACCGATTCGACCACCGCGCGGTAGCTATCGAAGGCGCCCGACAGGTCGCCCGAGAAAAGCGCCTTGACGGTATCGATCAGGCCAGAGAAGTAGCCCTTCACCGTCTCGATCACCGATGCGGTCGTCTCTCGGATTCCGCCCCAGTTACCCGCCCAGGCTGCCGCCAGGACGCCGATCAGGGCCGCCAGGCCAACCAGGGGCAGGGAGAGCCCCAGGATCGGGGCGAGCATGGCTGCGATGCCGCCCGCTGCGATCCACGCCTGCACGCTGGCGATGCCCGCAGCGATCGCGAAGATGCCCAGGGCCGCCGCGAAGCCGATCACCACTTCCTTGTGCTCGACGAGCCAGGACCCGACCGCGCGAGCGGTTTGCAGGAAGAGCACCAGGCCAGTCCCCAGGCTCATGAGCAGGCCCTTCAGGCGCTCGAGGCCGCCGCCCTGCACCCACGCGTCGAAGGCGCCCTTCGCCCATGCGATCCCCTGCGAGAACTGCCCAGCAAGCAGGCTCCCCACCCGCTGAAGCGTCCCTTGGAAGCCGTCGCTTGACAGAACCTCGTTGACCTTTGCCACCCCGTCCTTCAGAACGTCGAAGATGGGGGCAGCCAGGGTTCGCTTGATCTGTCCGAAATTGTCGGACAGAGTTGACATATTCCCCTCGAAGGTCGACGACAGGTTCTTCATGCCGCCGCCGAACTTCTCGTTTGCGATCTTGAGGGCTGCCTGCAAGGCTTCGGGCAGGGGGGAGGTCAGCTCTCCGCTTTTGGAGAACTCGATCCCGACGCCGCGCAGCTGCTCGCGGGTGACGATGCCCAGCTCTTGCAGGCGCGAGATCGCCTCACCCGAGGCGCCCGACGAGAACTTGCCCCACGTGTTCGCCAACTCAGCGAAGTTGACGCCCGTCCCTGCCGCCATGTCACCGATCGAGGTCCGGAGCCCTGCCAGGTCGACCCCAAACTTTGACATAACAGAGTTGCCCGTGAGCCCGAAGCCCAAGAGCACCTTTTCTGCTGCTGCTAGCTGGGGCAGCTCGAAGGGGGTCTTGGCTGCGAACTCGGCAAGCTCTGCCATCTTCGCCTTCGCCCGCTCAAGCCCGACCTCATAGGACTCCGCCCCCTTGAGCAGGGTTGCGAACTGTGTCTCGAAGGTCTCGAACTGAGCGTTTCCCGAGACGAGGCCTGTCAGGGCTGCCCCTACGCCGACCAGGGCCCCCTTGATGGCGTTGATCCCGATCGACGCCATACCGATGCGCCCGAGCTTGTCGATCCACCCCTCGGTCTTGCGCTTCGCGTCGTCGGTCTTGGAGCCCACGTCCCGGACGCCCGACCCGACGCCGTCCAGGCGCTCGCGGTAGCGGGAGACCGCGTCACGGGCACGGTCGACGACTCCCGAGTCGAAGACGCGTTGCAGCGATGGAGCAAGCTCCTGAAGGCGTCGCTTCAGGCCCTCCAACTCTGCGGTGTCCGCTTTGCCGCGGACCATGAGCGTCACTTCGACCACGGGAAGCCTCGCCTACCTCTTCTTCTGTGCGCTTTCGATCTGCTGCTCTACCCACCCCGCCCACTCTTCCGCGATCGAAACCCCCTCTGGCGTCAACTGCATGACGCGCTCGAGAGGGACGGTCGCGCCGAGCTGGTTCAGGCGTCGGGCGAGGCTGAGGGTGTTCCAGATTCGAAGTGCGTCCCGGTCGTGGAACTCGCCTCGCTCGTCTCGCCAAGATCGGAGGACGAAGCGGTAGGGTTTGCCGAGGCGTTGCCCTTGCGCTCCTCCTCGTCCATCTCCTCACGCGTCAGAAGGCGCTTCTCGTCGAGGATCGCCTGGTAGTGCTCCCGCACGATGTCCCGCAAGATGCGGGCCGTGTCGCGGTTCAGCTTGCCCAGCTCCTCCTCGCGAGGCTTGCACGCGAAGCCCTTGTTGCTCGTCAGGCTCCATCCGACGATCCACGACGTGAACGCCTTGAGCGAGGCGCCGACCGCGTTGATCCGAATCGCCTGCGTGTCCGCCTGCACCGATTCGACCATCGACGCCTCGAGCGCGGTGTACTCCTTGTCGGAAAGCTCCGTTCGGAGGTCGACCCAGTGCCGTTCGGAGTCGCCGGTCTCGCGATCGACCACCTCGAAGTGCTTGCGGGTCGTGGCTGCGTCGTCGACGAAGAACCTGATTCCCATGATGTAGGGCCCTCCTGAGGCCGATGAACTCTCTGTCGTACCCTGGTGACGGGACGGCGGGGCCGCCTTTCCCCCGCCGTCCCGTCAGCCAGGAGGGACAGTCAGTAAGCGATCGTCACGGTCACGGGTACGAGGGAACCGTGGTGCTCGTGGGCTCCGTCGCGGTGTGGAGCGGGCTACCGAAGGGCTCCAGGGTCACCTTGTAGCGGGTGAGGCCGCCCTGCTTCGGGGGGCGCGCGTAGTCGATCAGGAGCGCGCGGAACACGAACCAGTTCGTCCCGCCGTCGAACGACTCCGCGATGTGGAAGGTGTTCCCCAGGTTGGCCGCGTCGTCATAGAAGAACTCGTCGACGTTCGAGGCTGCGGGGTTGAAGAGACCGCCGAACGAGGTCTGGCCGTCCCAGTCCTTGGTCCCAACCTTGACCTTCTCGCCCCACTCCGCCCCCTTGGGGTGCCACACCTCGAACAGGGCCTTGAGCTTGGGCATGTCCTGCTCGTCGACCCACGACTTGATGTCGGTCCAGGTGCCGCCCGTTCCGTTCTTCGCCTTCAAGCGAAGGTCCTGCCAGCCGTAGTAGGCCATCGTGTACTCCTTAGTTGCGCTTGAGCGCGACCGAAACGTTCGCGCTGGGAGATGTGCCGGTACCGGTGAAGTCGATCGCGATCGCGGTGTAGCGGTTGATGGTTCCCGTCAGGGCCAACGCGCCCGACCCCTCAGTCCCCGTGATGGTGGCGAAGGTCCCCTTCGTCGCGTAGGTCACGTTGTCCGAGGAATGCTTCAGGAGCACCGACAGCCCGTCATGGCCATCGAGATCGATTTCCGCTGCGTCGAGGAAGGCGTCCCCGCCGCCGGAGGACGAGGCGCTGTTGTCGAGGGGGCTCGACTGCGTGTTCCCGTCCGCGGTGTAGGCCGCGGGCGCCGCGACGAGCTTGCACCCCTCGTAGATCTCGCCCGAGGGCTCCCACTCGACACGAATCTTGTGCTTCTCGCCCTTCTTCGGGGCGATGCTCCACAGGCTCTGATGCGCCTTGAAGCACGTAACCTTGTCGCCCTTCGCTGCGCCGCCATCGGTGCCCGCGAAGACGACCTGCACGTACACGTCAACGCGATGCGCCCCTTCCACCCACGCCTCGAACGAGCCCGTGTCCGCGGTGTCGTCGTAGAACACGTCGAAGGCGAACATGCCGTCCGCTTCCTTGATGCCCAGGTAGTGCTTCGACGCCCACTCGTTGCCTGCTGCGTGGTAGGCCTCGAAAAGCGCCTTGAGCGTGGGCATGTCGAGCCCCACGATGTTCTGCTGCTGGACGTTGAAGCCGCCCGTCCGGACGTGGTTGATGTCCTTCCAGCCGTGGTAGCTCATGCCTCACCCGCCTCGTCCGCCTGCGCCGCCGTGGCCGGCTGTGCGCCCGTCACGGGCTCGATCAGTTCCTGCTCAATGAGCCACGGGATGGAGCACGCGGGGATGTCGCGCACCAGGTCGCCGGGACCGCGCGCGACCATCCCCCGCTCGCCGAGCGGGATCTGATCCCCACGCACCAGGCGCGCCACGATGTCGGGATCGGTCGGGTACTCCAGGGGCACCAGGACGCGGTAGGCGGGTGCGCCCCCGCTTTGCGCGCCCGGGGGCGCCTTCGGAGCGCTTGCGGGGCGCCCGCGCGGAGCGCCCGTTACAATGGTGGACACTGTCATGTTGCGGAGGCCTCCAGAACCTCTGTTCCGATTTCCAGCCGAGCATCCGCGAAGTACTCGCCGTTGGCGTTGGTGTAGGTGGCCCCATAGAGAATCTTGGGCTCCACCCCATCGGTCGCCCACAGGACGCGCGCGCCGTTGGCGTAGTAGTCGGGATCGTTTCCCGCGCCCATGTCAATCAGCATCTCCCACACCGCCAGGCAGTAGCGGGCGAGCTTCCGCTTCACGTGATCCGCGGGCGTCAAGCCCTCTTCGATCGAGCCAGGCGCGTAGGCGACCACCCAGAAGCCCCACCGCTGGCGCGTGTTGACCGCGCCGTAGCCCTTTGTGCCCGCGATCGTCGCCTCTTCTGGGGTGCAGTAGAGCGCGGGGAACACGGAGTCGTGCTCGCGAAGCGGGTCTGAGAACCGGAGCGCCTGGAAGTCCGTCAGGTCGCCAACGTCGACCGCCCAGCCGCGCGCCTGGACGTCCGTGAGCTTCGCGGTCTGGTGGTCCCGGATGTACGCCAGGGTCGCATCCGCCACCGCCTCGACCAGCATCGGGCCGCTCATCGGGCACCGCTCCAGGCGTTGGCGCGCGCCTTGTAGTAGCCCTCGACCAGGGCGCCCCAGGCGCTGTCATCCCGCGGGCCCCACTCAATGGGCGGGCGCGGATTCCGCCCGCCCTGGTGGAAGCCTGCGTACTCGATCGATGTGCCCAGCACCATCTCGCGATCCGAGATGCGCCGGACGCTGCCGGGGGCTCCGCGAGCGGTCAGGGAGCGCCTGACCGCGCTTGTCCGCTCCAAGATGCCTTTGCCCGGGTAGCGCCTGGCCTTCCACCGGGCGTAGTCGGGGTTGAGGGGCTTCCACCCCCCGGAGTCCTGCCGCCCTTCGGTGTCGAACTGCCCCGCGAGCTTGGTGTAGAACGCGGGCTCCAGCACCTGCTCGAAGACGGGGCGCAACTGGCGCGCGTCCGCGATGACGCGATCAAGCGCCCGGATCGCGGGCGCGGTGTCGATGGCGACCTCGAAGCGGAACACGTCACCACTCCATCGCAGTCGTCAAGACGGGCTCCACGTTCGGGTCCGTCGGGTTGTCCTGCCAGAAAGAGGTAGGCTGCATCGCGGTTGGAGCGCCGAGCAGGCCGTCGATCATCGCAGGGAGGCGGTCAAGGCCTTCCTGGTAGCGCTTCTGGAAGAAGCTCCACTGCGACTCCTGATTCGCCCCGCTGCCCTCGCGGAAGCGCGCGCGCTGGACCGCCGCTGCTGCCCCTGAGACCGACAAGTGCTTGAGGTATCGCACCGCGGTCTCAGGGGCAGTCACGGGTACCGCATGGCCGAGCCCCGCCAGGACCACGTCGATCTCCGCGTCGATGCCTTCGATGATGGCGTCGACCTGGGAGGTGGTCAGGGGGGCGAAGGCCACCTCCCCGCCTACGCGGGGGAGGCGCCCTTCAAGGTCCGTGCGGGAGCAGTAGGCCATGGTGGATCACGTCACGATGATCGCGAGCCAGGGCAGGCCGTAGCCGACCTGGAAGGCCCCGCGGGCAGCGAAGATGAACTTCTCCTCCAGGATCGCAAGCTCGCTCTGAGCGGTCGCGATGGTCTCGACCTCAGGGCGGAACTCCTCCTGCATGATGAAGGGCGCGAGGCCGGGGGAGATGTGGTAGAAGTAGTAGGCGCCCGTGTCGGACAGATTCGCGTCCTCGATCACGGTGTACCCACGCGCCGACCAGATCGGCTGACCGCTCGGGGCAGCGGGGGCGACGCCCGGATCGTTGGCGCCCGGGCCGGTCAGGAGGCCTTCGTAGACCACCATTCCGTTGTTCGGGTGCGTGTGGATCACGTTGGGGGCGATGTTGAGCTTCCGCCCCTTGGAGTCGCCGAAGCTCATCATCTGGGCGCGCGCGCTAGCCAGGTCGAGGCGGAAGTTCGCGACGCCCGTCCCCGCACTTACCAGAATGTTGTCGATGGTCCCGCTATCGCCGTAGGCGCGCGAGTTCGAGAAGAACGCTGCGCCGTCGAAGACAGGCGAGTCCACCGACGCGGAGGCGCCCCCGTTTACCAGGGCGGTGATGAGTTCGCCCGGGTAGCGGGCCGCCTCTTGGGCGAGCTGCTGGGTCTTGGGGGTGATCATCCCGAGCTGGTCACGCTGGAACGCCAAGCGCTCCACCTCGAAGGCTGCCTTGTGCAAGGCGTTGGTCAAGGTGAAGCTCTTGGCCGTCAGGCCGCCCAGCTCGAGCTTGCCACGCCACGGGCTCATCTTCGGGACGTCGGTCATCCACCCGTACTGCGCAGACGGGCGCCCATCGGTGCCCTGCGGGCCGCCGCCCAGGACCATCCGGGTCCAACCCTGGGCACCCTCCGCCGCCGGAAAGGCATCGTTGAAGACCTTGCGGGACGCCGTGAGGGTGGCGCTCAGAAGCTCGTTGCTTACAACAGGCATGAGGTTACCTCCCTTACGCCTTCATCAGACCAGGCACGTAGACCCAGCCCGACGTAGTGCTCACGAAGTCGGTCAACTGACCAACGTAGATGTCGTTCGTCGGGCCGGCTGCGTCGTCGACGGTGTTGTCGTCCACGACGCACATGGCAGCGCCAGACGCGGTCATCGCGCGGGTGATGGAAGACGCGGTGAACAGGAACTCTGCGTCGTACTCGACGATCACCCGGACGTCGCCATCCGAGGCGCCGCCGGTCTTCGACTCGATCGCCACGCCCACTACGCGGGTCGACGCGGTGTCAGCAGCAGGAATAGCGAAACCATCGGAGTCGAGGGCAACAAGCCCTCCCTTGTGGATCACCGAACTCGCGTTGACGGGTACGGAAATCTGCCGGCCGACGCCGCGCTTCGGGCGGGCAAAGGCCGTGGCCAATGCAGTCATGGTGTGCGCTCCTTCCGGCGCTCAGCGCGCCGGGCGTTGGTGGGGGCTTGCGTCTCGGGCCCTGACTCGGGAGCCAAGGGCGGGACTTCCCCCGCGGTAGTCGTTTGCGTAGCGCGCGGAAGCGTGACCACAAGACCCGCCTTGGCGCAGTGCTCCACCGCGTTAGGGCCCAGGCCTCTCGCCTGAATCTCGGGCCAGCCCGCCTCGATCATCGCCTCGACGCCGTCCCGTCCCTCGGACAGGAGTTCCGCCAGGCGAATCCAGCGTGGGGTTGCCATCAGGCGCTCTGCGAGGGGACCTTGATCCCCAAGTCGCGCGCCTTCTGGGCGCGGAACTCGTCCTCCGAGATGCCGTTGGCGCGCGCGACGTGGCGCTCCGTCTCGGTCAGGGTCACGGACGAGAACTCCACCGAAGCACTCGTGCCGACCTCGCCCGTCGGGACCCGCTGGGCGGACGCAACGACCGCGTCGAAGAGGTCGTCCTTGCCCTGCAAGGAGAACTCGACCAGGATCGGCAGCACGGTAGCGGGCAGCGCGTGGGTGGCAATCGCCTGGCCCGCCTTCGCCTCCGCAGCCCTGCGCTGCTCTGCGATCTGCAACTGAGCGAGCTGAAGCTTGGTCTGGTTCAGCTCCGCCGCCTGGGCAGCAAGCTGAGCGGAGAACTGCGCGGACGCGCTCGGGTCGGGAATCTGACTCATGGTGGTGGTTCCTTCCGGGGTGGGGGTCGGGTCGCCGGCGCCGTCGCCCGCCGCGTTGCCAGCGTCGATGAGCTGGACGGTGGCCTGGTAGATCGCGGTGTAGTCCTCGGGACCCTTGCCGAGCTTGGCAGCGAGCATCGCCACCAGAACCTCGGGCGAAGAGATCGTCATCGGGGCCTGACCACCAGAGGGGTCAGCACCAGGCACGGGCGGGGCGCCCGGGGCGCCCGGGTCCGCGAACTGCGGAGTGGGGTCCTGATCCATCGGGGTTGCTCCTGATAGGTTCGTGCGCACCACGCGATCGATGCCCTCGCGAAGCGCGCGGAAGAGGTTGTTCAGCACGGGGTTTCCAGGGAGCCCCTTCGTCAGGGTGTTCGCCTCGTCCTGGATCGCCCGAAGGCGCTCGTTCAGCGCGGTCAAGCGGTCGTCGATCTGCTGCTCGGTCAGGGCCACCACCGCCGCGAGATCGATCTGCGCGCCCGCTTCGTCGACCCCAAGGCCAAGCTCAACCGCGATGTCCTCGCCCTGGGCAAGCATCACGGGCTTGGCGAGCCCTGGCACCGCGGGGGGCTCGTCGCCGAGCCAGGCGACATGCTCGAGCCACCACGGGTAGACCTTCCCGTTGATGACCTTGTTGTGCCTGAGCCCCACGGACCGTCCCTGGTAGGCGCCCGCCTTGAGCCACTGGTAGGCCTTCGCGGGCATCCCCCGGAAGTCCGCCACCAAGCGCCCGCGCTCGTTGACCCGCAGGTTCGCGGGCGAGCCCAAGGCAGGAAACCCGTTCACCCCGTCCGAAAAGGCAGACAGCTTCGCGTCGTCTCCAAACAGCATCGTCGCGATGCGCTGCTTCGCATCGTGCCCAAGGCGTGTCTCCGGCGGCAGCTCGTCCGCGGTCTCGCGGTAGGCCTGGACGATCCCCTCGATATCCTGAGGCGTGATCGTCACACCGTTCCAGGTGCCGGGAGCCAGGACTTCGACGTCGTTGATCTCTACCGTGTCCATGTCGCCCTGTGGGGAAAACAAAAAGCCCGCCTTGCCCCCGACGCGGGGCCCTGACGGGCTTGGCGTTGGGTGCTTGGCGGGCTGGTCGGCGCGTTCCGACGGACCCTTAGTCTTTGTCGCCTCTCAGTCTACCGCAGGCGCGTCGTTCTGTCAACCCGTGTGCTGCCCAGGCGCGGGGGCCTCGACCACCACGACGCGCCCGCCCTCGACCCGGATTTGGCCGATGGCGGGGGCGCCGAAGCGGTTCGCCATGTCGCGAAGCTCCGCAATCGCGCGTCTCCGGGTCTCGTCCGCCTGATTGGCTTCGCCGACCAGACGATCCCGCTCGCGCCTGAGGAGCCAAACCAAAGCTGCGTTGCTCGACAAGGGGTCTCCAACAAGGGGCGGGGACTAGGGACGTTTGGGCGGGGCGGGCACCCACGTGCATCTGCACCGGTTCCCGCCCAGGCAACCGGGATTCGGGATCGGGATCGCGTCGGGTCCCGTGGGGTCGAACTCCTTGCCGTCATCCTCCCTGCACGTTTCGCACGTCCCGCGATCCATGACCGCGGTGTAGATGACGCGCTTGCCGCCGCGCGCGACGATCTCCGCGCGACGCCCGATCGCGAGCGCGGACGTGGTGGCACGGGAGATCAGGCTTTGGAGAAGGGACGCAGGGGCAGCGGCGATCATCTCCGCAAGACGCGCGCGGTCGATGCGCCCGGTTGCTGCCTGGTCGACCGCAGCAGCAGTGGCAGCCTGGACCAAGCGATCCGCCAAGCGGGCAGCCACCACCACCGCGAGCGCGCCCAGAAGCCCGAAAGCCTCCTTGTCAGGCTCAAGTGCACCCGCCCGATCGTTCCATTCGTCCATCTCGCGCCCCGCGCCGCTTGCCCCCGCGCGGTAAAGGGCTTCGAGTTCCGCGAGGATGACCTGCTCTTCCTTGTCGGTCGAGAGGCGAAGATCGGCCAAGGCCGCGATGTCGCCTTTCTCCAGAGCCTCAACGGTGCGCCTTACCACGAAGGCCGACGCGGTCTTCTGCAGGGCCCCCAAGCGCTCGAGCAAGCGCGCGTCCGCCTTGTCGAGCGCGCCCGCCATCGTGACGAAGTCCGGGGCGAGTCCAAGGGCCTGCATCTTGGACACCGAAGCGAGGGGCGGGGCACTGGCAAACGTGGCAGGGGACGAGGGGGCACCGGCGGGCCCATCCGATGCGGGCGTCGCATCGGGGGCGTTGACGTCCTGCGTCGCGGGTGGCGCTTCGCCCGCGGGGCCCGGGATCGTCGCGGGCTCGGGGCTCGCGAGGCGCAGGAGGTCGCGGGCGGCCTCGCTGGCGATGTCGCGGTCGATCAGGAGCCCCGCTTCCATCGCGATCTTGAGGGCGCCCAGCCACTTCTCCGCATCGCGACGGGCGATGGTGCCGTGCTTGATGCGGGGAAGCTGGTCCTTCTTGAGGGTCCAGTTGTAGGAGCACCACCGGGGGATCAGGTATCGCGAGTAGGCGCCTTCGATCGCGCGGGCGTAGGCCTCCAGGCTCATGAGGAAGAACGAGGTCTGATCCTCCGAGAGCGCGAGGGAGCCAACGTTCTCGCCGCCCAGGAGCAGGAACTGGGTCCCAATCGCCTGGTGGATGGCGCGCCGGTGAAGCTCAATTTGCGGGACCGGGTCGACCACCGCGCCCTCGACGCCCTTGATGCCCCAATCTGAGGCGCTTTCCAGGTCTGTCATGAGCAGGTAGGCCTTCGCGTGCGCCCGGATCGACGCGAGCGCGGCCGCCATGCGCTGGTAGGCGGTTGTATTGCCCCCACGGTAGAGGGCCCAGGGAATCCCGAGCGCGTGGCGGTCTGCTGCCACTGCGCCGATCTTGGCGAGTTCGGTCTTCAGGAGCCAAGGACCGTAGGCGGGACGGATCGCGGGGTTACCCAGGAGGGAGCCGCCCTTCTGGTCGTAGGTGAAGACCAGAAGGCGATCCATGTCCATCGAGCGCGCCTTACCCTTGTCGTCGACCTGCTTGACGCCCTTGGGGCCGCCTGTCTCTTCGTCGACAAGCCAGTCCTCGATCGACTCAGACGGGCGGAGCGCGAGCTTGCGCAGGTGCCAGAGCTTCGAGCCCTCGCGGCGCTCATACACGGTCTCGAAGACCCGGTTGCCCCACGCGCAGGCATCGAGCGCTTCGGAGCGGTGCTGTTGCAGGTCGACGGACATGTTGTCCAAGCCCTGCTCGATGAACTCCGCTACCTCCCTGGCCTTGGGCGTGTCGTCGCCGGGCTCGACCCGGAGGGGTGCTGCCAGGATCGGGAGCCGGATCGCGTTGACCGCGGACGCCACGTCGGGGTCCGCAAGCATCTTGTCGATGGTCTCCCACCGGGTAGGCAGGTTCCATGCAGACACGCGGTCCAGCTCGTCGCCGGAGACCTTGCCCGCCTGCGAGGCGACGCCTGAGTACCCCTGTTCCCCCGCGGGGGCGGAGGCGGTCTTGGCGCCCGATCGCGCGAACTCAACGAGGCCGGCGCCGGCTGCTGCTGCGAGTCGATTCAGTATGGCCATGTGGAAGCTCCTTCCATGAAGCCCCAGGGCTCCCCCAGGGCGAAGCGGCGCAGCAAGCGCGCCCAAGGCGACGCGCTACCAGTCCATCTCCGCAAGCGTCAGCCCGGGGCGGTTGTCGTATTCGAGGTCGGGATCAAGCGTCAGGTGCGTCGTGTCTGGCCGGGCGCTCGCGACGTCGTCCAGGTAGGCGACCAGGTAGCGCATGGCGTCCATCCCGTGATCATTCTCCTTGACGGGCGCCTCTTTCTGCGAGGCGCCGCCTTCGCCCTTGGGCCACCGGTAGACCTCGAATTCCTCCAGGGTGGATGTCGGGCGCCTGGCCCCTGCAAGCGCTTCGTCGCGCACCACCAGGGCATCCCGCATCAGGAACAAGCGGGGGCGCCCGTCGCCCGCGGGGCGGAGACGCGCTTGCACCGCTTGGATGCCGGGCGCTAGGGCCTTGTAGGCGGGGATGGTCCGGATGCCCAGGTGCTTCTCGAGGGTCGCCCGGTCCTCCGCGTCGTGATCGCAGATGAGCGCTTCGGGCTCCACCTTGCCCATGAGGGCCTTGATGTCGCGCGCGTGATCCTCTACCAGGCGCCCGGTTCGGTAAATCTCGTTGGCCAGGAAGGCCCGCCCGTCGGAGTCGACGAGCCAGTCTTGCCACACGAACGGGTTGGTGAAACCGAAGTCGACGACCCAGACGCGCCGCCAGCCCTCGGGCTCGAAGCGGTCGACCCAGTGCGTGTCGCGCTGGAAATCCTCGTAGACCTGCCCCTCCGCAGCAACCCACCTGCCGAAGCGCCCGCGTTGCAGGCGCACGCCCGTCAGGCTGTCGAGCACCGCCATCGTGCGCTCCCCCCGCTCCGTCAGGGCGCCCGTGGTGCCGTCGGGGTTCTGGGCGAAGAGCGTTGGGTTGTCCTCGTGGCGCGACGTGATGAGACGCAGGGTCTTGCGGTGCAGAATCCAGTGCGAGGGGGGGCCAGGGTTGGCGTCCGCCAGGACCTGCGGGTAGGGCGTGTTGGCTGCGCGCCCGGTTGCGCGCCCGACGAGCGCCTGCCAGTCATCCTCCGAAAGCTCCTCCGCCTGGTTCACGTAGACGAAATCCCATTCGGAGCTGAGCAGCTTGTCGGGCTTGTCCATGCCACCCAGGACGAGAAGGGATCCGTTCGGGTAGGTGTAGGCGGACGGGAACTGCCCCCCCGACTTGCTGATCGGGCACCGGGGATGGCTGGGCGGGTAGGCGAAGACCTTCGTCTCGAGCGTGACGCATGCGCTTTGGAGCAAGCTCTTGTAGGTCTTGCGCACCATGAGAGCGCGGGCGCGCGGGTACTTGCACAGGAGCGCGTTGAGCTTGTGGAGCGCCGCAATCGTCTTGCCGGTCTCATACGGACCTGCGATCACGACTTCGTGGTCGCGCGCCTTCCACAGGTCGAGGGCGCCCCCGTAGGCACGGAAGCCCATCGGGTCGCTGTCCGGCAAGACCGCCAGGACCGCCGCTGGGCGCGCGGTGGCGCTCACCCGTCATCTCCGTGCTCGCTGAGCTGATCCTTCAGCGCCCCGATGGCCATGTCGTATAGCTCCGGGAGGTCTGTCTGAATCACCCTGGACTCAGCGATGCGGGGCAGCACGTACATCGCCGCGATGGT